GGGGTGCGATGGGGTGCGATGGGGTGCGATGGGGTGCGATGGGTGATGCTGAAATCACATGGTTGGTTCGTCACATCTTGTTCATCTCACCGCTTGCATACGTTCATGCACTGATGTACGCTTGTCTCATCGGAGGGAAAGTCCCCCGATAGACCGAAAGAGAAAGACCGAAAATGTTCGAGACCTTCAAGGCCATTAAGAATGACCTGCGCTCTAGCACTGGCGTATTTTGTGCGCTTAAGCGACACACCTTTTGCCAAGCGGATGGTTATTGCACGTATGAATTCCATGACTTTGGCGTGGCCGCCGAAGCGGAGTTCACTACAGTCCACGAGTGCGATGTCAGCGACAAGGCGTTTGAGGTGTGCCCGGATGACGGCAGTCGCCTTGGCTATAACCCTCTGTGGGGTGGCCTCTATTACCTGAAAGAGAGCGGCTGCGATGAGCCGTGGGAGGTCCCGGCACAAGACCTCTATGAACCGCATCTGGACACGGGAAGCTTTGTCTTGTCTCAGGCGAATGAGGGCGTGGATGTCTGGCGTCCTATCGAACAAGAGGAAGAGGATACGATCTTGCGCAAGCTTCTCCTCTTGGGTGGGCATATTGACGTTTATGATATGCGTTCGTTTACCAAGTGGCTTTCAAAGGTGCCTGACAGCGTGTGGCATGCTGTTAAGCATGCGCGCCGTGTAATCCATGAGGCAACGTCGTGGCGCCCCGCCTACCTCTCAATTATCATCGCAGACCCGCGCGAGGTGATGTTCGGCAAGCGTGGCGAAGATGACAAGGGATGGGTCAACAATATTCAGCGGGTCGGATGACATGACCGGGAGCGTAGGCTCTCATCCCGGCCCTGATGGTAGGTGGAATTGCGGGTTCGACTCCCGCGCCGGGAACGATGCTGACAACAGGTCAGCACACAAGGAAAATGAGATCACCATGACCGTTATCAATCTGAATGGCAAGCAGGCCGAGGTCATCAACAAGACCCCTCACGCACTGTCCATTTACGATATGGACAAGGAAAACGTGATTGCAACCATCCCCTCGTCGGGCATGGTGCGTGTCTCGGAGACCATCAAGGTCCTGTCCGACGGTGAAGGGGAGGTCCCGCTGGTGGAGATCGTCCGTGACCCGAACCGCCTGGAAGGCCTCCCTGAGGAAGTCCCCGGACGCTACATCGTTGTCTCCGAAATTGCCTACCAGGCGGCGAAGCCGCTTGGCCGCAATGATCTGCTTCGCGCTGGCGTCGCCGTACGTGATGATGCGGGCCGCATCATCGGCTGCAAGGGCCTCGCGATCTGATCCGCCTGCGGTGCCCGGTAGCAGAAATACCTGCTGTGCACCGCTTCCCCCCCCCACCACTACTAGCAGAGAGCACTACTCATGAACCGCACAATCCGCCCCTTCGTCGCCTTCGCTATCCTCATCCTCCTCATCGTCCTCTTCGTGGCTGGCACCAGGGCAGCCACGTGCACGTCTGGCGCCGCGAGCGCGGCGACGCCTCCGACGCTGACCGGGTGGGTGGATTCTGACATGCGTCAGCAGTGGGCGCTATCGTGGACGCCTGAGTCGGGTGGTGGCCTTGTCACCGTGTCCTCGGATTCGGAGGACGTGTCACCGGACGTGACGTGCACGTCCCTGAGTGGGCGCACGGTCACGCTGCAGGGCGTGCAGGATGGTGTGAATCGCGTGTCTGTGCGTGTCCCTGCGGGCCTGGCGCGGTGTGACGTGTACATGGGTGGGCGGCCCGCGTCTCTGAACCGCAAGGCGTACAACAACGTGACCATTGACGGGCGTCGCGTTGTGGGCGTGATCGCTGGCGGCGCACAGGTGGCGTGACATGCGTATCGTGCTTGAGATTGATTCTGCGCAGATGGTTGGTTTTAACGAGGCGCAGCGGGATTTCATCCTGCGGGTCATGACTCAATCGATCCGCGTCCCATCCGTCAAAGATATTACGGAGGTGTACGCTAAGGAGCTGGTTGATTTGGCTGGCCCGGACGTCGAAGTTGAGTTCCGTAGTGGCGCGCCCGGGTGTCCGCCGGACATAAGGTATCGGCCAGTTTAGACAGAGCGCCCCGCCTTCCTGTTGGTCAGGATCGGCGGGGCGCTTTGGCGTGTGGTTAGTCGTCGAGGGCGGTCACGCTGACGTGGACGCCGGGCGGTTGGCCGTCGGATGCCCACCGTTTGGTTAGGACCCACGTCACGATGCGTGAGTCCTCGGCCAGGGGGCCGCCGGGGGCCGCGAGCGCGTCGCCGACTGCGCGTGCCAGCTTGTCAAGGTCTGGCTTGGTTGCCGCGTGGTCAGGGAACCTCGGGCGTTTGGGGCGCGGTAGGTAGAAGTGCGCCTGGACGGCGACGGGGCCGTCATACTGTGGTGCCCACCCGGCGGCGTGGGCGGCGTTTCGGGCGTCGTGGGCGACGAGGGTGCGCCAGGCGGCCAGCCGCGGATTGTCGTGCGCGACGACGGGCCTCCCGCCCCGGTGGCCGACGTACTTGTGCGACCCCTCCGGGGCGGGGATCCCGGCGGTGAAGAATCTGACCGGCTTCACTGATTCCCGCCATTCAACTCGGCAACACGGGCCTTGATGACGTCCTGCAGGTCCGGGTGCGCTTGCCACCAGGCGCGGAGCTTGTCGACGTCAGTACAGGAGGCGATCAGCTCGGTGGTCACGGCGGGCGTCGCGGCTGCGTTCGCCGTGTCGTCGGCGGCGGGTGTCGGGCGTCCGTCTTCGTCGGGATCGCCGGTGATGCCCCAATCGACCTGCGCGAGCTGGCGCTTCGCGTAGGTGAGGTTCGCGCCGAACGCCTGTGGGTTTGCCGGGCGGTCAACGATGAGCGCGCCGAGGGGCATTGTGTTGCCGTCCGCGTCTACGAGTGAGGAGATGAGGATAGGCGGCGTGTCCCCGGTGGGGGCCTGGATCGCCTGTCGATAGGCGAGGCCGTGCTTGGCGCACGCGGCGCGGATCACGCCGAGCGTGGCCTTCAGGGACGCGAAGCGCGTCCTGAAGTGCGGGTTCGCCGAGTCCAGGGGCGGGTTCTCGCAGTCTGCCCACGCGGCGGCGAAGCGCGCTTCGATGCTGATCGGCGCGCCGCTGGTCTTACGGGGCTTCTTATCAGTGCTGTCAGTCATGGGGTGTGTCCTTTCCAGTCGGTCAGTCTGCCTGGGCGGCGTACCAGGCGGGCGGAGTGATTTCGGTAATGCCGTCACCGTAGGCGGGCCAAAAATTGAACACCTGGCACATGTTCAGGGTGTCGAGGGCGCGGCGCATGCGCGCGTACCCGGCGGCCAGGAAAAACTCGTCCATGTGGACGGCACTGACCAGGTGGGGGGCGTCCACGCCGACGAGGACGTGAACGAAGTCCGCGTCCTCACCAGTAATCGCCTTCCACTGGGTTTGATACCAGGCGGCCTGGACCGCGTAGTCAAGGTTCGCGGCGTCGCGCGCCCACGCGGTGGGGCGCGGCTGTCGCGTGGTTTTGAGGTCGACGAGGACGGTTCGCCCGTCGGCGTCGCGCGTGGTCCAGTCGATTCGGCCACGCAGCCATAGGCCCGTGTCGCGGTCGATGCTGTAGATCGACTGCTCGGGGATCCCGTCGGCGAAGAGCGCGGCGGCGGCGGGGTGATTCATGACCGCCTTGTAGGCGTCCTCTGCGCGCGCGTAGTCGGCGCGACTCATGGGGACCTGGCCGCGCTCACGGGCCGCCGCAATGTCTTCCTTCGCGGCCTTCGTGCGCAGGCTGTCGTGATCGTGCACGTAGATGTCCAGGCCGGTCCCGAGCACCATGCCGTGGACGGTGTGCCCGAAGTCGAACGCGGCCTTCGGTGGAGCCGGATGTTCTTTTGACCACTTGTAAAGGGCCGGGCAGTCGAGGAGACGCTTCGCCTCCGTCGATGACACCGACCCGTGGGGGCCAAAACGGCCCGAGTGGTAATCCAGCTCGGGCACATTCTGGTAGATACCAGCTGCGAAAGCAGCAGGATCACTCTCTGTCATATTCTTCCTTCCTGTAGGAGTGCTGCCGGGAGAGGCGTCGCCAGTCCCGGCTTAGGCTGAGCGCGCCCGCGAGCGCGATCACGGCCCCGAGGGGGAGCGACCAGGTGGGGTCCCACCCGGTGGGGTTGGTGGGGCCACCCGACGCGGCGACGACGAGCAGTCCCACGACAGCGAGGATAGGGGTGAGCGGGTTCATTTGCGGGCCTCCTTGCTGACCAACGGGTAGGAAATGATGCACGGCACATGGTTGATTGCGCCGTCCTCGGCGCGTACGGCCACGCATCCGTGCGTTTCGAGGCCGTCGGCGTTGACGCAGGTGTATCGGGCGTCGTTCATGAGCATGAGCGCGTCAATGGTGTCGTCACGCTTCAGGGCGCGGAGTTCGACGCCCCACACGCCATGGAACTCGGCGCTGCGTGCGATACGGACTTCTGCGACCGTGTGCATTGACCGTTGCACCGCGTCGGTGAAGCGGTCGGCTACCTGTTTGGCGGCTTGGAATGCGAGAAGATCAGGGTCCATGATTGGTGTCCTTTCGTGGGGGGGTGGTGCCCCCGGTCCTTTGCGGCGGGCCGGGGGCAATGGGGGGTCACTCGCAGCCGAACTCGTAGTCCGCGACTGCGGCGGCGATAGCCGCGTCAATGGCCGGGTAGTGGGGGCGTTCCTTCGTGGCCCACTTGGCGCCTGCCCAGACCTGCGCGGGCCACAGGCTGCGGGGAAGAGCGGCCTCGATATCCGGCCAGTCACCCGGATCGTCGGACGTGAAGCGGGCATCTCCGCAGACGCGATCCATCGTGACGCGGACCTCGTCGTCAATGACGTCGACGTAGATTGCGAGGAGGTTGCCGTCATCGATGACGGCCAGGGCATAAGCGCCCTCCACGTCGATGCCCCTGCAGTCGTCGGCTGGCAGCTTGTCGGGCGTGGTCCAGTTGAGCTGATCGGCGGAAGTGATGAGCGGGTTCATTGTTCGGTCCTTTCGGTCTATCGGGTGGGCGTTTCCCTCCCGACGACACTAGTATACGCACCTCCGCACATTTAACGCAAGAGGTGAGGGAGAGACACGCACCATATAAAGTGAAAGGGGGCCTTGCCGACCGAAAAGACAAGGCCCCCAGCCCCAACCGGTGGAGCAGTGATGCACGCGTATAGTATATACACGAGCTTCGTGCGTGCGCAAGTCGAAACTGCGCGCCAGGCAAAACCGCTAGATGAGGATGTCCAGCGGTGTGTCAATTCCACACCTGAACCGCTCACGGATCAGGGGAATATATCGCTTGTCAAGCTCGCATCCGACCGCGTTCACGCCCTCCATCGCGGCGGCCTGTAGCGTCGTCCCCGATCCGGCGAAAGGCCCGAAGATCAGCGCACCGGGGCGCACCACCAATCGTATGAGATACCTCATAAGATCGAGGGGCTTCACGGTCGCATGCTGTACCCCCCACCTTCGGGCGCTCGTGTGTCGGGGCCTTCGGCTGATATCTGAAAACCGGCCATCCGTGGTCAGGTGCGCCCTGATCGACCGCTGCCGCGAGCGCGGCGTCGCTGACCATGAGGTTAGGCGGGTATGACCCGCCAGCAGCGTCCATTCCTGACCGAATGTTCAATGCACCCGTCCCGTAGGCGCGCGCGTTGTCGATCAGTCGGCCTTCGAGGGGGCGTCGCGCGACGACGATAGGCTCCCACGCGGGCTTTAGCCCGACGCCCCACCCCGCCCACGCCTTGGCTTCGTCGGTGACCGGCTCTCCGGTGGAATTCGTCTTATGGGAGGAAAAATGCGTTGCTGCGCCGCTGGTGTCCCAGCGTGCGATTTCGCGGCCTTCGCGCTGATGGAGAACTCCTGCCGCTCGGTCAAACGCTGCGGATAGGTCCACTCCGGAAGGTTTGCCGTCGGCGCGTATCCAGGCCATGGCGTCCCTGATCTCGAAGCCGGCGTCCTCGATCCCGGCGGTGAGCCGGTGATGCGCATCTCCCCCATTCCCATTGAATTAAATGTGCGCATGTGCGTATACTAGTGTCGTCGGGAGGGACAAGCCCAACCGACAGACCGAAAGGCAGACCGAAAATGACCACCCAGACCGCTGACATCATGAACCTCCTTGGCGACGCCGCCGACAACTTCACGGAGGAGCAGATCAGCGCCATTACCGCCGCCGAAATCCTCGGGGACCTCGCCTGACAACCACACGGTGGCCCCGCCCCGACGGTGGGGCCACCACCCCAACACCATCACAGAGAGAAACTGGAAAAATGACCGAAAACACGCAGATTCCCGCCGAATACGCCGACAACATGCTCATGGCCTGCCTCTCCGTATTCATGGGGAAGCACGTCCAGAAAATCAAGGCGACGCTCCCGATTGAGGAGCTGTCTGGCGACTACCTCGCCAACCTCGTCGGTGGCCTGATGCCGGAGGAGCGTGAGTATTTCGCCGCGAGCTTCGACACACAGATCTTCGCGCACAACATGAAGAACGTGGCCGCAATCACCGAGCCGCGTGAGGGTGACGCCCCGCACTGGATCGCCGCTCTGTGCACGGTCACCCGCAGTGGTGACGAGGCCAGTGTTGACGTGGATGTCATCGCGTGCGGATGCTGACCGCCTGATAATACCAGTGCCCCCCACCTGGGTTTTCCGGGTGGGGGGCACTGGCGCACCGTGCAGGAGATGACACGCTCAGTGTACCGTGCTGGCAGCGAGGTGACAAAAGCAAGGGCGTGTGGTGCGTGTCTCTCCCACTCCCCTTGTGTTAAATATCCAGAGGTGCGTATACTAGTGTCGTCGGGAGGGAGACAGGCTCCCACCGAAGACCGAAAGGACCGAGATTATGAAGACCTACCGCTTCCAGGACAAGAACCGCGACATCGACGCCCTGCTGGACCCTGAGCAGCAGTACTCCTACTCCTGGGACCTCTCCCTGGAAGAGACGGACGCGGTACGCCACGGGATCAGCGCCTGCGAGTCCCTGGCTGACCTGGGCCGCCTACGTGGCGTGCTCGGGCCTCCAGGCCAACGACCCCGGCCTGATCGTCCTCGAGGGCACCGAGTCCGAGGACACGCCCCTGGACGCCGATCAGGGCGAGGTCCTGGTTCTCCCCACCGCCGCCCGCTGGGCCGACGAGGCCACCGAAACCCGCTTCTTCGACGTCGTGGGGGAGCTGGCCGATATGTTCACAGTGGCCAGCCCTTCGAGGCCGTCCGCGAAGCCGCACAGGACCTCATCTGACCAACCACCGGCCCCCGCGGGTGGCCACTACCATACAGGAGAAAAAATGACCACCAGGTACATCGGTATCGCTGGTTTCGCGACCCTCGCCGGGCTGACGAAAAACACGATGACAACCTACCGACGCAAGGGACTCATCCCCACGCCGGACGTCGTCATCGAGGAGGACGGGCGCGCCACGACGAGCGGATGGACCGAGGCCACCATCAAGCGGTGGATAGATGAGCGCGATACCAAGCGTGGACGCCCGCCAATCGTCTACTGGACCATAAACACCAGCACCGGCGAAGTGGCAATCCTCACTAAGGACGCATGCCTGGAGGATCTGTCCGCGTGGATCGACGGCACTCAATCCAGCGAAACGCACGATCTGGCCAGGAAGCTCCTCGCCCACAAGCCAAGCGATATGAGGGCGATCACGCAGGCTGGCTTCGTGATTCGATCTGCTAGCCGCCGCGCCACAGTCCCCACGGATGCCTCAGAGTACGAGCTGTGGAATCTGGCCACCAGCCAGGGGATCAGCTGCGGGGACGCCAGTAAAAGCGAGATCGCGACAGTACTCGCCCACACGCGCCCGCAGGCGTACGGTGAGCTGATCCTCCGCCACACGGCGTGACATAAGAAGGGAGGCCCCCTACCGATCATGGTGGGGGGCCTCCCTTCTGTGCGGTCAGTGACGGGGACAATCATCGAGGGCCGCGCGCTGCGCGGACAGATCCTCACGGATCCGCCCCATCTCCTCACGCAGCATCCGCACCTCGGCCACGCGCTCATCATGCTCACGCTCAGCACGAGCATCCGCACGATTCTGAGCCGCCTGAATCGCCGTCATCCCCTCACGGACCTGCCTGGACAGATGGTCCAAATCGTCGCGGAGGTTGGTGCCGTGGTGATTCGTCACCTGCTCCCTAGCGGCCTCCGCAGTCTCATGCACCGCATCAATCCGATTTTTGAGCCGCGCCGAGAGCGCTTTGAGCTGCATCGTGACCACACCGCAGATCGCGATCCCAAGCGCCGCGAGCGCGGCAACGACTTCGGGTGTGGCCATGACGGCCACCAGAGGATGAGTTGCGCCGATCATGATCACCGGTCAGCGGCCTCACGGGTCGTCGGCGTGGTCGCCTCCTCCCACCAGTCGATCAGGCCGGTTGGCTTCAGGGCGGTGTAGACGAGCTGTCCGGCGGCGATCACGCCCGCAGCCTCCGTGAGGATGACGCTCCCGGCGTCAGGGAATCGAGCGATCCCCCACGCGACGAGCGTCAGGATGAGGGACGCGGCAATGAAAACATACCGCTTGGTCTGTGCAGACCAGTGGGATCGGGTGATCGCGGCGGTCAGGAAGGGCGTGAGCGCGCCGATCAGCGCAGCAGTTGTGAGGGTCGTCATTAGAATTCTCCGTTGTTGAGGGCGGCCTGCAGGGCCATGACAGTGAGCGAGGGGTCAGACAGGGTGCCGTCACCCTCGATTTCGTAGCGCGCGGACAGTGCGTTGATGGTGGCGGGTCCCACGATCCCGTCACTGGTGACGTTGAGGCGCGTCTGCATGGCGGCGATCACGGCGGACCCGTCAGGGTCGGTCTCCCACTCCCACCCGTCAGTGCAGGCGGGCATGAGGGGCCGGTTTTCGACCTCCTGGGAAGACACGACACCATCGATGGGCGTGCCGAGGACCTCCTGCAGGGCCGCCGTCGTGCGCGGACCCCAATAGCCGTCCTCAGTGATCTCGCCGACGGTGCTTGCCGACTGGTCATAGGCCGGGCGGATGACAGCGGTAACGGAGTCCCAGTCGCGGGTGCGGCGGTACACGCCGCCACCGTTACCCTGAGACCCGCCGGAGCCGGACGCGGTGTTGAACTCGATGGTCTGCAGGTAGGAACCGGCGTTGATTTCGACGATTCCCACGTGGTCAGAAATGCCGTCGTCGTCCCAGTCGAAGCATACGAGGTCACCTGCCTGGGCGTCCTCGACGTCTGCGAGGAGGCGCTTCGCGTTGCGGGCGGCGTTGATACCGGCGGGCACGTAGGCGAACGCGCCGCCCGGCGGCGTCATGCCGACCTGATCGAGCGCCCAAGACACGCCCATCGCACAGAACGGTACGCCGGAGGAGCCGAAATACTGACCGTGCGTTTGGGCGTACCAGCGCCCGTACTTCGTGCCCTCCTCGGGATCGTCCCAGCGACTGTATCCAATCTCACCCGCTGCGACACGGAGCAGGTCAAGAGCCGATGCGGTCATACTTCACCTCCCTGATGGGGGTGACGTCGGCAGGCGACGTGTTGCCGGTGTCCGGAATATCTTCCATGGGGTAAGGCTCTTCAGGCATTGCCTTTTCCTTTCTCTATCAGGTGGTCACATTCTACCGCCCCTACCTGCGGTTACGGGTGAACCTGGGAGGGGACGGATGACATGAGGCCGGTCACGCCGCGCTCGCGGGCGCGCGTGGCTTGCGCTGTGGTGGTGATGATGTGTGCGATCAGGGGCTTCCCGGTGGCGCGCAGCGTCGCCCACACGTCGTCAGGGGCGTTCCATTCCATGCCCAAAACATCCCACGCGGTCAGGTCTGCGCCCGCGACCTCGTTCGGGTACATCATGCACATGGTGCGGTAACCGCGTGCCTTGGCGCGGGTGGCGACGCCGCCCTGGATGAAGTGCTTGATGAGGACGCGGTGGCGCGCAGCGGGGCCGAGGCGCTCCTCGAGGAGCGCGAACAGCGCGGCTTCCGACTCCATGTCACCGGTGCTGGACGTCGGCTTGTCACTTGTGACCTTGTGGTCAATCGCCAGCACGACGTCAGAGGGCACGGAATCCATGACGTCGGTCAGTCTCAGGAATCCACCGGACGCCTGCTGCAGGCCCGCGAGCGTAGACCAGGGGGTATTCCAGATCTGATAGTCCGTGCCCGGCACCGTGCGCGTGGTCACCCAGTCATGGATGAGCACGAATTCGCCGGTTGCGCACCTGCGGACAGACAGCTCGAGCGCCTTGAATCCGGCGGCCAGGGACGCGTCCAGGCCCCGGCGCGTGAACTCCGGATACTCAGTACCGCCCAGGCGGTGCGCCACGTAGAAGGGCGTGGCCGCGAGGAATTCTGCCACATGGTCACGATCCACCACGGGCGGCACAGGCTCAGGAGCGACCTCGACGCCCTTGACCGTGAGCGCGACATCCCCGCCCGCCCGGCGGCGCAGGTACAGGCCGCCAGTCTCGTCCCCGCCCGCGCGGCGACGCACATGCACGTTACGCATTCTGGATCACCACCTGCACGCCAGCGCCGTTCGTGGCCTGAGCGTTCGGGTAGGTCGCGACCATGCCAGTCGCCGCGCCAGAACCCGACCACTTGGCAAGCAGAACCGTCTGGTAGTTCGCGCCGTCCTGGGTCGCGAACTCGAGGATTTCCCAGCCGGTCGAAACCGTGATCTGGTCGCGGGCCTCCGCGGCTGCCGATCGCTCGAAACCGAACGCCGTCACCAGACCCGCAGCGCCGTCGACCGCGGGCGCGGTGACAGTCACGGTTTCCTTCGGGTCCTTGGTCCGATCCTTGACAGCGCCGACCGTGGGCGTTCCGCCGCCACGCACAGTGAACCCGGCATATCCGGCCTCTGTGGGCTTCTCGGTCTTGACATCGATGGTCTGCGACCACGGACCAGCAGCTACTGTGAACTGCTCGGTTCCCACCCAGTAGGGTTCTACCAGGACAGTCCAGTCGGGCGGCCATGTGAACGACTGGTCAGAAACGGCCTTCGTGTTGATCGCGACCACGGCGCGATCACCCGCCTGGCCGTTCAGCATGACGGTGATCGTGTCGCCCGTTGCCTGGCCTGCCGCGTGGTCGACAAGCTGCACGCCAGCCGGGGCCGGGGGCTGCGGCGTGCCACCGTGATCCGGCGTCACCGGCGTGACGGGCGCGGGTGCGCTCGCGGCCAGGACGTACACTGTGCCGTCGGGGAGGGCGTCGGCTTCTTCGCGTGAGTGTACGATCTGGATGTTTGCGCAGGCGATGAGCTTGCCGTCGCCGTCGATCAGTGCGACGCCGGGGGCCTGGCCTGCCGGGTCGGGTGCGCCCTCGAGGATGGATGCCAGGTCGAGGGTGTCCCCGTCCTTCAGTGCGACTGAGCGTGCGGTCAGCATCCTGGTTGGCGCGTACACGGTGAGCCTGTACGTGCCGGGGAGGACGTCGACGTCGATGGGGGACGTCTGGTCGACGGCGATGTCACCGGCGATGATGACAGTCCCGCCGCCGGTGGCTGCAGGCTCGGGGATGGGTGTGGCGTGGACGGTCACGCGGACAGGCTTCTGGTCCGGCGCGACAACCGTTCCCTTGATCTTCGCTGTCATGATTTTCCTCACATGAAGTATGGGAGATACTAGCCTTTACATTCTACCCAGTTCGCCCCTGGTTTATAGGGCGGGACAGGGGAAAGCGAGGACTGACAGCTTGGACCAGTCATCCGCAGACACGGTGACCTTCGTCCCATTCGCTCCGGCTCCGAGAAGCCACATCGAGCAGTCCGGGACCGTGTTCGCGGGGATCACGCCGAGGCAATGCGCCGACGTCGAATCATCCCACGATCCGAGACGGCTCCGGCCCTTGATGCCGTTCATCCACACCTCGAGGTCCGTGTACTGCTGGGCAGTCGCGTTGACGCCCCACAGGGACCCGATAGCAAAAGCGACCCGCTGGTAAGGGCGCGCTTCAATACGCGCGTCACACAGCTTCTTGTAATCGCCCGCATTCAGCTCCACCACGCCGCTGACCGTGCTGTTGGCTGTGGCGAAGTCAACAGTCATGGACGGGCGCAGCACGGGCAGGCCGCCCGCGGTCTCACCCGCACTAGACAAGAGCAGATTGTGCACAAGGAAATACATCGGGTTCCCAGCTGTGGGGCCGTTTCCGGCGGCCTGCGCTGCCTTGACGATGTTGCGGGCTTCGTCTGTCGTGGCGACCGCCCGGACCAGGCCGCTGGTGGAGACCATCTTGTCGATGGACTCGATGATGCGGTCCCCCGCATCCGGGATCATTGGCCCCTTCGGGTGCTGGTGTGACATTTACCTCTCCTTTTTAGACGGGGATCACGAGCGCTGAAATGTCGCGCTGTGACCACCTGGTAAAACCACTGGTCGAATCGACACCGAACCACAGGTTGGTTCTGATCGCCCATTCGCCTGTTGTGGCCTGGCCGGTGGCCATGGTCATCATGACGAGCTGACCAGAATCCCAGCCATTGTAGGAGTACTGGTTGGCTGTTTCGTAGATTCTGGTTCCGTTGACCTGAATATCTCCCCACCGGTTAGCGGGGGACTGGGCACCCATATCGTAGCCGGTCACGACGATAATCATGGCGCGGCCAGATGGTGAGGCCGGGACCTTGAAATTCGTCGCCGAGTAGCCGTAGCTGTCGGGCGGCCAGGTGCCAGACCACGCGTATCCGTTCGCGCCGAAGATGATCGATGCGAGCGACAGCATCGTGTCAGACGTCGGTGACTTGATCGCCATGCCGTATGGCTGCGCGGGGTCGAGCACAATGTATGGCCGGCCGTTTTTGCTGACGGTCAGTTTGTCGGGGCCGAGCGCGACGGCGTTCGACCCGGATCCGGCCACGATGGTTTTGCCGGTGATGCGGTCGGCGATCAGGTCCCCGCCGATCTTCGCGGTCCCGGCTACCAGCTGGTCAGTGGTGATTTTCATGAATTTGCCTGTAGCGGCTGCGATGGACTGGGCGTTGATCTTGGATGCGTCTACGGACTGGGCGGCGATCTTCGGCGCGGTGATCGCGCCGTCCCGGATGTCCACAGCGCCGACGGCCTTGTGGACGTCCACGTGCCCGACATACATGGGGGCGCTCACGGTCGCGCCCTTCGCGGCCATGAAGACCGGTTCCACGCTCATGCTGACCGACCCGTCAGGGACGCTCACCTGGCCGTCACCGCCGACCGTGAACCACCTGTTGACCGGATGGTTAACGTTCGGCACTGTGGACCCGCATACGGGGGCTGCGACGCGCGTGCCGTCTTCCGCGTAGAACGCGACGCGGACGCCGAACCCGGTCCCGCCGAGGTTCCCCATCGGTGCGAGCGCGTACCACGCTGCGGACGCTACGAGAGTATCACCGGGCTTGCAGGGGACACGGTTCGCGGCGGCCAGGGTCGGGCCTACCGCCGTGAAATCCGAGACGCCGGTGCGCTGTGCGAGGACGGTCGACGCGCGCGCATGCCCAAGATACTGGGAGGGCGGGGCCGTGAAAGTGCCGCCGCTGCCGGGCGTCCACACGCCGTTTTCCGCATGGTCAAAATACGGGTCCGGCATGAGGTTATCCGACATGATCGTGATCGCAGTCGCGGCGACCTTCCCGAGGAAAGCCCGGTCAGCGATGAGCGTGTCAATGACCGCACTGTTGAACGTCGCGCCGCCCGCAACGGTGAGCTTATCTACCGACAGGTCAGAGACCTTGGCGTTGGTGACCGACGCGTCGGCGATCTGCGCCGTGCCGACAGCCAGGTCACCGATCTGCGCGCGCCCGACCGCCTTTGCACCGATGTAGTCCGCGCCGACGCCGACGCGCGTCCATGTGCCGGACGTGAGGACCCACCGGCGCACCATCGTCCCACCATCACGGACCTCCCACAGCGCCCCCTCCGGCTTACCCGTCGCATCTTCGGGCGCGGGATCACTGGTAGCAACCGTCACAATGCCGTTCGGCGTGGCCTGACCACCACCGCCCCCCGCGAGCGCAGCGGACGCGTCAGCGGCGGCCTTCCGGGCCTTGTCCAGGGCGTCGCGGGCGTTGGCTGCGGCGGCGTCGGCGGCGTCTTGTGCTGTCTTCACGCCGTCCTGTGCGGCCTTGACCGCGCGGTCAACTTCCGCCTTCGACGCAGCCAGATCCGCGCGAGCCTCGGCGAGCTGCGTGTCCAGCATCCCGACGCGCTTGTGCGCGTCCATGATCTGACGCCCCGTCTCACCCACCGGTAGGACGGTGGCCCCTGCGGGCGTTGCACCGGTGGGCGCACTGACCGACGCGACGCGTCCCGTCGAGTCACGCGGGAGTGTCACGCGCGCCCCGACGTAGGTCAGACCGGCGTCCGCCCGCGCGACCACATGCGACCCGTCAGCCCCGTCGATAGCGACAGACACGAGACCCTGACCGGCATCCACGATGCCAGTCACCCACCCGGTCAGAGTGGTGTCAGGCGCGGCGAGCTGATCGGCGACCGCCGCACCGTCAGGCACGAGGTCCAGGAAGGGCGATAAGTTCAGATCCATGATTCCTCTATCATATCGACTCTCATCACATACCCAGGATCATCGAGGGTGATCGACATGGCCTGCACGCGGCCCCTGACGCGCTCGACCGTCCCATCCTCATGATCGATCACAACAAGGATAAGGTCACCGACCTCTAGGCGCGGGTCCGCAGCGATCTGCACAGACCGCGCCCCATGAGCCGCGAGCGCCTTACGCATGTAGGACGTCGCGGCCTTTTCCACGGCGTCCGCGCTGGTCGCCGCGTTGAACTCCTTCCGCTCGGTCACAATCCCATACCGGTCAGGCGAATAGACACCCGTGAAATTCTCACGGACAGCAGTCCACTTCGTAGACGAACTCCCCTGCGAAGACCCCTGAACGATCCACCGGTTCGGCGTGCGCTCGCGGGCGGTCCGGACGGCTCCGACCAGGAGGTCAGCGCCCGTGTAGACCTCCACCGGGTCCCCGCCGTAATCGATGGCCCATACGTGCAGGCACCCGTCAGGCTTGACACCGTACATCAGCCCGTACGCGTCACACAGGTCTTGCAGGTTGTCAGCCTTCTTGACGCCCCATTGAAAGCCTGTGCTGACCGCACGGTCAGGCGCGTCAAGTATGACGGGGAGCGTCTGCCCATAGGGTGCGCTGGACGTCACGATGCGCTGCAGCTCAGACGCGAGCGTCGCACCGGCGGGCGGCGACGACGGCCAAACCGCCTGATCATCAACGACGGTCTGCACCAGGTCCATCGCCGTCACATCCAGCCAACCCGAACGCTCTTCCCAGTCGGTCAGGACATACCACCCGTAGGGGACACGCACCGTCTCCCCACCGACGTCAACGAGCGCCGTCACATGCAGACGCTGACCGTAGTTATTGAGCGGGTCACCGGGCGCAGTGGGCACCATACTCGGGTCTACCCGCATGGTCAGCTTCGACGGGACCACCCGCTTCAACGTGGACTCGATCTTCACGTCCCACGCGGGGATATCAGACGCGATACACGCGCCGCCGTGATACACGTCCACTCGGACACCGACGGAGACCGGCCCGGACAGGGCCACGAGACTAGGACCCGGCCTCATGAGGGCATCCCCGCAATCAACCGCGCAAGACTTACCTCACTCTGATCCTGCCTGTTTCCCGTCCGGTCAGACCACGCCTGCCAATCCCCCCACGTGACAACAGCAACCGCCCCACCACCAAGACGCTCCACGTCACGCGGCCCGGCCTCCGTCCACTGGATAGTGAGCGTGATCGTGCCGTCAGCGCCGAGGCGCTCGCGTGCCACGCTGTTGACGGTGACGAGGCGTGCGGGGACGCCGGGGGTGGCGTCGCCAGGCGCGATGATGATGTGCCCGCGCGTTCTGAGTACGCGCCATGCGTCGGCTTCGGCGGATGCGGGGAGGACGCAGCGGGTTTTGCCGTCGTGGAGGGGCGTGCGCATCGACCACCTGGTTAGACGGTCATCGATGATGGACGCACCTGATTTCCACGAGATGGGATCCTGGTTATTCCAGGCGGTCAGGCCGTCGATGGGGCGTCCGTCTATGCCGGTGAGTAGCATGCCGCCGCCGGGGATGGGGCGGCGTGTGAGCGTGACGGTCTTGTCTCCCACCTGGTAGGTGGTGGGCACGCCGGGGGCCGCGAGCGCGTCAGAGAAGACACCGGCCTGGTTGCCGGGCCATAGGACGCGGCCACCGGTGGTGACGCGTGTCCCGGCGTCCACGCTGAAGGATGGGAGGCCGGTGTGTGTGGCAATCCACGTTTTGTTAGCCATGTTGTGCCTTTCGTTACGCGCGTCGGAGGGTCCGGACCGTCTCACCTTCCAGGTAGGAGGTGAACTCGCGTTCGCCGATGCGGAGGGTCAGGGTTTCGGGGAGGCCCCCGTTTCCTGACCATCCGGTCAGTGCTACCGGGGCACTCATGCTTGGGGAGAGCGACGCTGTGAAGCGCGTGAGGCTGTCGCGTGCCGCCGCGTACTGGCTTTCCATACCGGTCACGAAGCCGCCGATGACGAGGCGGCCAGCGTCCTTCAGGATCACCTTGTCAAGGTCCTCAGGACCCTTCCAGGACGGGAGCATGTCGGTGAGTGATCCGAGCGTAGACTGTACCGCGCCGAACGCCGACTTAATTCCGCTGATAAAGCCATCAATGATTGACTTTCCGGCGGAAACAAGCCAGTTTCCAGCACCGGAGAAAATGTTGCTGATCTTGGACGGCAGCTGTTGCACGTAGGAGACGGCGCTGTTGACGCCGCTGCTGATCGCGCTCGTGATCGAGTTCCACGTGTTGGACACGAGGTTGACGAGGGCTGACCAGACGCCAGAGAAGACACCGGAGATAAGGTTCAGGCCAGCGCTGATGATGCCGCCGATTGCGTTCAGAACGGCGGAGACGATGCCCTGGATCGCTGTCCAGACGCCTGAGAACATGGTCTGGATTCCGGTCCAGACTCCTGACCAGTCGCCAGTAATTAGCGCGCCAACGGTCTGGATCAGGCCCTGGATGAACGTCAACGCGCCTGACACGACGGTCATAATGTTGCCGAAGACCACGCCGACGGCTGTGCCGAGGGCCTGGAATGCGGGGATCAGCATCGCGCCCAGCCACTCGATGACTGGTGCGATGAACGTGCCGAGCTGCACGAACAGGTCGCCGACCTGCGACAGGACAGGCAGAAGAGAGTCCATCATCTGGCTGACCAGTTGGACAATCACCTCAACGACAGCCGTCACGATAGGTGTGATGGCTGCGATGATGGGGGCCAGTCCGTCGCCGATCTGACCGAGCAGCGGGCCAATGGCTTCGACCAGTTGGACGAAGACGCCGCCGAGCGGTTCGAGGGCGGGGAGGATCGCCGCCCCCAGGTTGACAAGCGCGTCACGCAGCGACTCGCTGTTCTGTAGGACACCGATGAACGCGCCAACGGCAAGGCCGATGGGGCCGGTCAGACCCGCGAATCCGCCGCCGATCAGGGGAAGCTGCGTCAGCAGGGGGCCGAGCGCACCGGCTAGGAGGCCCACGACGGGGGCGGCTCCGCCGAGCATGCCCGTGAACTCGTCAAGGCCGCCGCCGTTGACCAGGCTGTCAATCCCCGCGCCGATAGCGTCGAATACGGGCGTGAGGGAATCCGCGATGCCACTCAGAGCATCGGTGAGCGGACCCTTCAGCGGCTCAATGATCTTGACAAGGCCACCGGTGATAGCCGCCTCGAGGTTGCCCCATGCGCCCTCGAACGTCGCCGTGGACGTGGCGGCCTCGCTGGCGACGTCAGTAAGGCCGAGGTCCTTGATTGCCTTGTTGAACTCGTCGGCGGAAATCTGACCGTCCGACAAGGCTTTGGAGAAGTCGCCCGTGTATGCGCCCGCATCAAGGAGCGCCTGCTTGAGGGGGCCAGCCGCACCAGGGATAGCGTCGGTCAACTGACGCCAATTCTCCGTGGTCAGCTTTCCGGCACCCGCCGTCTGCGTCAAGACCATCGCGACAGACTTGAAGGTTTCTTTGTTGCCGCCTGCGACGGCGTTTAGGTTACCGGCGGCCTCTGCGAGCTGCGCGTATCCTTCGACGCCGTTTGACGCGAGCTGCGCCGTGACCATCTGAATATCAGATAGGTCGTAGACAGTCTTGTCGGCGTATGCCTGAGTGGACTTGGTCAGATCATCGATCACGCTCGAGTCGAGTCCCGCGAAATTCAGCGTGGACTTGAACTTATCCGTGGCGTCGGACGCGGCCAGGGCCTCACCGGTGTAGGACGCGATGAAACCACCAGCCGCCGCCAGGCCAGCGACAGCCATAGTCCCGACCGCCTGGAAAGCACTACCCAGGCCTTCCTTGATCGCAGTGCCCCACGAAGAGGTGTGTTCCGGGACCTTCTTGTCGACCAGGCCAAGTTCCTTGGCGATGCCCTCGCCCATATCCTGGAAAGAGGGGACGATGTTAATCCAGGCTGTCCCGATGTCGGTGCCCTTGTTTCCCGCCATGTCTTTCCTTCCTTCTGGTCAGGCTCTACGGATCGCCTCTAGCGTGGCTTCTAGTTCGTCGATGGGGAGCGCGACGTACGAATCACGTTCGCTCTCCCACGGGCGCGGGAACGGCTGCGGCGGGCGCTGGTTCCGCTGGCCGTCGCGCGTCTTCGACCACTGAATCCACCGCAGGGCGTCCGAGGCGAGGACGCCCCACTGGTTGGTCAGAATTGACCACTCCCAATACGGGTCCAGCTTCCTGCGCGTCCATGACTCGGGCTGGCCGATCATAGCCGCCGCAAGGGAAGCTGCCCGCATGGGGTTGAGATGCCGCCAATCTTCCACCTGGTAGAACCGGAGGAAGTCAGCGGCCAGCTCATCGGGGGCTTTCTGGTACGCCCCCAAAAGGGTCAGGATTTTGGGACTGCCGCCTTGACAACCTGCGAGAGGAAGGCGCTCATTGCCTTGATGGGGACACGCCCGTCTTCGTCGCGCAGGTGATCCTTGACCGCCTGGTAGGTATCACCTGCGAACAGCATGCGGAACGGGCGCACGATGCTGGACGGCTGGCCGTCCTTGACCTCAGACAGGGCTTCCAGGAACTCATAGTCCTGGAAAACAGCGGTGTCAACGTCGATGGAGAACCCGTCAATTTCGACCGTCTTGATGGTCTTGGCCATGGTCACGCCGCCTTCTTGATGTACTCGTACACAGTGTTCCCCTGAGCGTCGGGGAAACAGGTCACGGTCGTTTCGTAGCCGACAGCACTGCCGTCCACGTACGTGACTTCGCCAACATTGGTCACCTGACCGAACGGCACAACGATACGCTTGACGGCGTTACCCGTCATAAGCATATCAATCACGAACGCACGACGGGGAAGCTCCTTGCCATTGTGCTTCACCGTAATGCCGGTGGTCAGGTCGCCGGTGACATTATCCTGACCGTACACCTCCTTCAGCACATCAACGTCCAATGCCTGCACCAACGTGAACTTGAAGGTCTCCGTTCGACTTGTCCGAACGGTAAGAATCGTGTCCCCACCCCACGCCTTGATGTTCTCCACATCAGTGTCAATGCCGTTGGTCAGGCCGTCCTCGGACACGTAGCCGAGCTTGACAAACCCGGTGGCGAGATCGGTCGTCGCGTCGATGGGGAGCGTGGTCTTGGTCGTGCCGGAGCTGATCGCGCCCGCCGCAACCGGCTTGGCAACAGACGCCAAGCTAGAGTCATTCTTAGCCATTATGCTTATCCTTTCATGGGTGTGCAGGCATCATGAGTGATGCCGTGACAGTCAGCTGGTAGCGCGCCTGGCGACTGTCTGGATCGGGGAAATTATACATGCTGGCAACCTGCGTAGACGCGAGGTCGGCGAGGTGAGCGGGCGCGTCGATGAGCATGTCCCGCACGTCGCTTGCCAGATGGTAGGCGTCAGCGTGATTGTCTGCCCACGCCTGGACGGCGTACACGCCGTAGTCGATGAGGTGGTCAGCGCGGCCACCGGTGCGCTCGATGGTGACGAGCTGACCGCCCGCGTAGTTTCGGGGCACGACCGCATGGACGGGCACGCCACCGCCGCGCAGGTTGGCACGGAGATAATCGATGATCTGTTTCATCCGCCATACACCGCCTTCATCAGAGTGTTCTCTTTTGCGTTGCGTCGGCGGGCCTTGAACGTGTCAGCGTACACGGCACCGTGGGGGCGGTCTGTCCAGATCAGGTCCCCCTCGAAGCCTTCACCAGCACGTTCGACGGCGGCCAGCACAGCATCGTCCACGACGCCATTCACAATGTGGCCAATCGCGTCGTAATCAAGCTTGAACTTTGTTGTGACCGGCTTCACCATGTCACCCCTCCGTTCGCTCGACAGTGACAGGGAGGTCCCACGCGCCGGGCGTCATGGCAGTCGTGTACCGCTGCGGGTCCCCTACCACTCGGTAAGTGACGCCACGCACGATGACGCGACAGCCACGCAGGTTGCCCTCATGCGTCTTGGGGAAATGCAGCGTGAGGGCGTCACGGTCGCCGTCACGGCGCAGGCTCCCGGCCAGGTCATCCGTCGACGCGGGAGCGACGAGGACGTTCCCGACGGGGACGCCGGGCTGCCAGCCGGTCAGCTCATCCCCGAACGCGTCAACGCCAGCCGCCGCAGGGCGTATCAGGGTGACGGTTTCGCCGCAGATCACGATCGACCTGCCAACAGGTCAACATTGAACGCACGCGACACAGGGAGACCCAGGCGGCGGCGATGGACGCGGGTGAAGCTCAGGGATCCGGTCGGTGTCTTGTAGGACGCCGACTGGGTGTACGGGCCAGCCGTCTGACTGACCTGCGTCGCACCGAACGGCGTGTCGCCGACGGCGCTGCGCTGCATGTACGCGACCATGTCGCACACGACGTCCGCCACCGTGTCGGCCTGCAGGCGACCGGCCTGGATAAGGACGGTGATGTCCAGGCCTTCGCGCGCAAACTCGTCACGGACGATGCGCGATGCGCGAGCCAGATGCGCCGACGTCATGGCGGCCTCACCAGCCTCCTGCGGGCCGTACCGGTCCGCGTAATCCTGCGCAGTTGCGAGTGTGAACGTCATTGCGTCTCCTTTCCTACCATGCGGTAAGGGGGGGGCGGCCAACCACGTTAATGGCCGGAGCCGCCCCCCTATTCACGCGGTCACTTTTCAGCGATCACCGCAAAACGATCCGGGAAGACATACCACCCGTAGACAACCTCGAGGCGAAGCGCAATCTGGTTCTTGCGCTTCAAATCTCCCTGACCGTCGGGATCACCAGCAGTGATCATCTCGACGGGCAGCTCCTTCTGGACACCCCAACGGATGCCATTGACGAAGTCACCGACAATGGCGCGGACCTTGGTGTCCGTGGCTTCGGGAAGGCCGGACACCGTGGACCCCACCGCAACGGGGACGCTCATGAAGGACGTCACGTCGGTGCCGAGGCCGAGCTGCGGGTAACGCGGCGTGGACGTCACACCAGACCCATCCTTGACCATGAGGTTGGACAAAGCCCAAGTAAACTTGGGGTCCAGGGCAGCGCCGGTCACCTGAACGCCAGAGTTGAGATCGTTGATGATGAGACCGGCGGCGGCGCGGAAATCCGCGTCAGGGTCGGAGCCGCCCTTGCCGAGTTCAACGCGCTTGGTCGTCGCGTTGATGTAATTTGTCCAGGCGGTAACCGCCTGCCCCGTGAGCGGGCTGATTCGGTGGTACACACCGAAGTCCAACGCGCGGGAAAGAGCGTCCGCTCCGGCCTCAGCGAGCGTACGAAGAATACCAAGCTGATACTCTTCGTCGGCCCACTGGACCTCTTGGTTGAACCGCATGGTCACCTGCGCCTTGTGAGGCGTCGCAGTGACGGAAGAGAACCCGCCGGTGGTGGATTCCTTGTCGCCACCCTCTTCAACGAACTGCGCCCTGGGCAGGTCGTTAAAGGTGACAATGTCTGTCTTCCCGAAACGCATCGGCTCCTGGGCGGACAGCTTCGCGACCGTTGAGGTGCTGAGCGTCTTCTTGACAATGCCGTCCGCGATTTCGCGGGGCATCAGCGGGGCGGCCTGCCCCGTTCCAAATACTGCCATTTTCTACCCTTTCAGTAGGAGATCAGTTGCCGAACAGCATCTTGACGAACGCCTGTTCGGTTGAGGTCTTGGTCTCGGGGGCGGCCCCGAGGTTGGGGATGACGGGGGTCGTTGACCGGGCGGTCAGGAACTCCGCCAGCGCCTTGCCGTGAGTGACCATTTCCTCACGGGTCGATCCGCGCAGGAGGTCTGCGGGGACGCCGGTTTCCTTCGCGACCTCACGAACGAGTGCCGCGTGCGCGGCCTCACGTTCGTAGGACTCGACCTTCGCGGTGGCTGCCGCCAGGTCAGTTTCGAGCGTGCCGATCTTCGCGGTAAGCGTGTCGTAGTCCGCGAACTTGCGGCGCTCGCGTTCGACGCGCTTCGTAATGATCGCGTCCAACGCCTCCTGACTGGTGATCGGCGTGAACGCCTGGTCAGACTTGGGGGCCTGGTCCTGCGTCGCGCCCTTGGTGTCGCCCGCGTCGGGCGCGGGTGTCGCGTTGGTGTTGGTTTCGTCACTCATGGTATGCCTTCCGTTTATAGGGGCCGTCGCCCCGTCGGCCAGCTGAACCCCAGCTGTCAGGTAGTTTGCGGGCGGGGTTTCACGCCGTCCGCGTAAGCGCTAGGCGTCGCACGTCTAGCGTGCCGCATGAGAACGTTCAAATCCGATGGATTGTCACCGCTCTCAAGTGCAGCGCTTCGCGCATCATTATACAACTCTAACAGGTGTTCAGGATCATAACCGTCAATCTTGGGGTCCGCGTCCCCGAACGCCGGGACGATCTCGCAATCACAGTCGTGGTGAAAGCGATTGCCAGCGCCGCCAGCTGTCTTCTCAGACGCGTACACCCAGCCGCGTGAAGCGAGCATCGTACAGAAAGCGCAGGTTTTCGCGCCGCGCGGGACGCGCGCCCACCTTGGGTTAGACGGATCACGCCTGGCGTTGCGCAGGATCGTGTTACGGCCCGCGTCCTTGACCCACATCTGCATGGCACCGTTCAGGTCGGCCAGCATCTTTTCCTGCTGGTCAGACCACAGGTGGTCAGCGGATGCCCGGACGCTCGCTTCGACCTGAACAGGCAGCGCTGACGGGCCGGGCGTCGCGCGGTACTCTGACCGGATGCCAGCCGCGTCGCGCTCGCTGTCATACCACTCGGTAGCCGCGAGCGCTGCGACGTCGCCGTATTGGGCGGCGAGGCGTGGTACGAAGTCGATGAGTGCGTCGCGGCATGCGGCGGGGTCGTCGAGTGGGAGCGTGTCCCAGAATGCGGCGAGGTCGGCGCGGGCCGCTTCGACCGCCTGGTCAACGGCCTTGGAGTAGCGGTTGAGAGAGCTGCGGGTGACCATCACGCGACCGTGTTTCCGGCGAGCTTGTCCAGGCGGTCAAGGATCGACGCCGCGCCCGCGCGCCTGGTCTCTGCTTGCATCTGGTCGATCTCCTGTTGCGTGAATCCGGCTCTGCGCATGCCGACGGTCGTTGTGGCGACGTCGGGCATTGCCTGGGCGATCTTGACGATGAAGTCCGAGGATGCCTGCGGGGACACGTAGCGTGCCGGTGTCCAGTTGACGGCGAGCTTCCAGGATTCGTCGGGCGCGGTGACCGAGTGGTCACGGACCATGACGACGTCTTCGATGATGCGGCGGAGCGCGGGCGTGAAAACGCGCCACTGGTATTCGGCTTCGTCTGATAGGGCGTATTCGGCGGCCTGCATGGCTTCGGCGGACGCGGGGTTGTCCGCGAAGATGCCGACGGATGAGGTCGGCATGTTCGTCGCCGAGCACAGATTCTGTGCGAGCTGGCGATACATGGACAGGTGCGGCTCCATCGACAGTTGCGAAAACTGTCCGACGGACGGGACGTCGCCGTTTTCGTTCGGGGACAGGGCGAGGATACGGCCCGTGATCGCAGACCACCGGTCGATGCCAGTGAAGGCGTCTTCGTCCGCGCCGAGCACGTATCGCTGCGGGGATGAGAAGAACTCGGCGGACGCTTCAGTGCGTACCATCGTGCGGATCGCACAGTCGGTCAGGTATCGCACTTCGCGACTGATGCGCGAGCGCCCGAAGGGTCGGCTGATCTGCGGATCGTACGCCAACATCTCAATGAGGACGCGTCCGGCGGGGTTGGGGAGGCGCTGGACCTGCCACGCGCCGCGCTTACCGCGCGTCAGGCGGATCGTCTCACCTGGGAGGAACATTGTCGCGTCGGACGGGGCGACCAGACGCCTGATCGTATCCGTATCCCACCCGTCCGTGTCAGGCGTGTCCACGCCGTTGATCGCCAGCCCGGCGGTGATGCACCGGAGGCGCGTGTCCCACTGGACAGACGTCCAGCGCGCGTCGCGGGCCTGGATGACGACGGGCGGTTCGCCCGCCGACGTGTCACCCGCACCGACCACGATGAACGCGCAACTGTGCTTGTAGGCTGACTGGATTGCCTGCATGAGTTCGACGTCAAACGAGTTCCTGACCAGGAGTTCTGTGACGTCGAACGGGTCTAGTCGCCCGTCGAGGGAGTAGCCCTCGAAGACGTGCTTTCGTGCGAGCGTTGATACGGCCTTGGCTGGCCAGCCGAGGGCTGCGCGGACGCGCGCCATTTGCGGCGGCACGCTGATCCCGAGGTCCTGGAAGACGCGGTGACCGTCATAGTACGCGTTCAATAGTTCGTTTTTGGGGGCCTTGGTTTCGATGCGCTTCCACAGCGTCGCAAGGACGGCCTGCTCTGCGCTGGTGAGACCGGCGATCAGTGGTGCGGGCATGTTCAGCTCTTTCCATTTGGTTGTCTTTTGGCTCTTATGGTACACGCGCCCGGGTGGTGTATACGGGTTTGCCGCGTGAATTCAACATTTGAGCGCACATACCATGTGTGCATATAATTATGCATATAGTCGAGTAGGAGGGACTCATCCCATGATCAGCAATGCCACCAGGCGCGGCGATCTCTTGATGACGCAGAAGGAATTCGGTGAGCGCTCCTGCGGCGAAGCGCAGTGCACCGTGTCCCGCTGGGAGCGCGACAAAGAGACACTGTGCGAAGAGGAGTTCAACGAGTTCCTGGACGTCGCCGAAGCGAAGCGCCGTGATCTGACGCGCTTTATCGACGCGTTCATGCCGAACTACGCGCTCACCGAAGCTGAGTATTTGGCGCAGTTTCCAGAGTATGCGCATCACATCACCTATCCCCTGTACAGGGTGATCCACAACACGGTCTTCGATCTGCGTTACTAGTTAGACCACGACGACTCCGCGCCGCCCCTGAGTGCTCCCCCCGCGGAGTGCGCGGGGGCGGCGTCGCGTTGTGCGCGCCATCCAGTACGCCGCCGATACAGCGTCGAGCGGGGACGGGTCGCCGTCTTCGACGGTGGCCGCCCACCCCCACGCCCCATCTTGGCCGCGCATCCGCTTATCGCACGTAGCGACCGCCCGGTTCAGGACGTCATCACGCTCACCCTTCGGGTGGGTCAGGTGCTTTTCACGGACGGCGTCCAGGAACATCGATGTCGCTCCGAAGTATTCGCCGGTGCTCATGATATGGATCATGGGCTTGGGGACGCCGCGCTCACGCAGCGCCTCGGCGAGGACGCCCGACCCGGCGCGCCCAAGAATGGCGATCTCCGCGATCCGATGACGGCGCTCTGCGATCCAATCAGCGAGCTGCGCGACACCGACGTCCGCGCGGCCCGAGTACGCGCCGATCAGCTCCACGTGACCGCCGTCCTCCGTCTTGACCGCGCCCGCCACGGCCTGGTGAAGTCCGTCCGCCGTGAAAGACACGCCAATGGTGCGCACGCCCTCCGACTCATCCGGCGGCGTCGACGTCGCAGTGTCCGACCACTGGGCGGGCGTAATCAGGCGTTTCGCGCCCGCGTCCTGACGCCAGATGCCGAGCCGGTCCTGAGCGAAGCGCTCCGGGCTATACGTCTCGTATTCACCCTGCACGACCTCGTGATTGATGAGGCTGTTCCACGATGGGTTAGCCTGCCACCTGGTCAGCTCCGACGCAGGGTCAAAATCATCCGCGTCGGGATCCGCGCCCCACTCGACCCACGTCGACGCCGTGGACTTCCCCGACATGGCCGCCTTCCGCACCATGTCGAAGGTATAGCAGTCGTCCTCATCCTGCGGGGGCGTGCCGAGGAGCCACACCTGAGGGTTAGCGCGTGCCGACATGGTCGAGTTGATCGACGTCCACGCACGGGACCCAAGGATCTGCGCCTCATCGAGGAGGAGGCAATCAGAGCTGAAGCCTTTGCCGCCCGCGCCGGAGCGGGCCTTGAACTTGATCTTCGCGCCATTCCTGAACTTAACCGACTCACGCCCGAACGCATTCATGACGCCATTCTTTGCCAGGCGATCACGAAGCCCCTGGTTCTCGTCGGCCTCGACGATCTCCAGAAGCTTCTCAAACGTTTCGCGCGCCGTATCCTGCTGGTGGGCGGATACGACGATCAGGCGCTCCCCGAAGATCAACGCGCCCGCGAGCGCCCGTGCGACGAGGAGCTGGCTCTTGCCGTTCTGACGGGGCACGGACACGCCGACGCGTTTCGCCGCCCACGTGCCGTTCGCCTGCTCACCCATCGCCGCTTCAAGGACAAGCTCTTGCCACGGCAAGAGGGTAACGCCCAGCATGGCGGACAGGTCGGCGACGTCTTCCCACCCGTTAGATCGCTCGCCCTCGGGTCGGACGAGGACGCGCGGAGGTGCCTCCCCGAGCAGCGCGACGGGCTGCGAGTTCGTCGAACGGGTCATTTACTGTTTCCTTCTTACGGGCTTGTTCGGTGAGCGCGTTCAGCTCGGCTAGCGTGGCCCTGAATTGGCTTGCTAGCGGGCCTCGACGGTCCGGCGGCGCATCCTCAATGGACGCTTTCAGGACCCCCGCCAGCCATTCTAATTCTTGCTGACGGTTATCGACGGGGGCCGCCCGCCACTCAGAATGCGCCTCGATAACCTCCGGGCTGTTGTTTGGTTCCCGCTCGGCTTGGTACTTCAGACGGCGGACGCGGTTCACCTCATCCCGGTGAGTCTTCATGTACCGCTTGTTTTTTGCGTGGTCGCGACACACCTGGGAGCAGTAGGTCTTCTTACGTCCGCGCGCAGGCTGATCGAGTTCGGCTCCGCACTCGCGGCAGTGCGTCGGGGTGGGGGCCATTGTGTTCCTTTCTGTGTGTGAATTTCGCTTGGCCTTGGGGGGCTCATCGCGGGTGGGGGGAGGGGGTTACCCCCGTCACATTACCAGGCTACGAGGGTTGTTGTTGTGCCTGTTCGGCGGCGTTTTGGCGTGTTGTTGCGTCCGTTGCCGCGTTGCTGGTTGCATCGCCTGCAGATTGTGCGCCCGTTGTCGAGCGTGTTCGTGCCGCCGAGTGACCATGGTGTGATGTGGTCGGGTTCGGGGCTGTCTGGCTGCAGGGTGGTGCCCCATGCGAGTGTGACGCCGCAGGTTGGGCAGGTGTTTTGTCCGGCGGCTTGGTCGCGTTTGAGGACGGCTTCGCGCCAGCGCTTGTGAGATGTTGTCCCGGTGCGGCTTGATGTCATGGTTGGTGGGTGGGGGGGTTGTTGTTGTCGGGGGGGTG